TTCCTTGGCTCATCTGACAATGTAATATCACCAGAGGTAATTGAACAGCACCTCAAATGCAATGTAATAAACCTACCAGAAGATTGGCCACTTCGAGACACGTTTATAAAGGAGACGTGGATTTGGAAAGACCCAATTCCAGGACACAGATACATCTGCTCAGTTGACGCATCATCAGGCGCATCAGATGATATGACCGCGATTGAAATATTCGATGTTGACGCTCTTGATAAAAAAGGTATGCCTTATGTTGACCAAGTGCTTGAATATTATGGTAAAAAAACAGGCGATGAAATTGGCGAAATGGTGTTCGAGTATGCTACGTCATTTAACGAGGCGTTAGTTGTCGTTGATTGTATTGGCGGATATGGTGACGCCACAGTATTGACTTTGCAACGATTGGGCTATAAGAATCTCTACCACGAGCAGCCAGAGTTAAAGACATACACTATCGAAAGGGCGTATTCGAAATTCAACGCTAGGGCAGGTGATACTCTACCCGGTTTTAGAAATAACGCACTCAGGATGCAGATGATACAGTCATTTGTGTCTATGGTTAAGGAGAATTCGTTTAGGATACGTTCAATTCGCGTTATAACTGAAATGGAAACTTGGGTATGGAAAAATGGTAGACCTGACCATATGGACGGTATGCATGATGATACGTTGACTTGCTTGTCAATGGGTCTTTTCATAATGCAGTTCTATATGCTGAAGAACGAGAGGACTAAAGAAAAGGACGGGCAAATAGTCAAATCGTGGAGGGTAAATAATGCGTCAAATTCAAATCGGGATAGTATAAGGCTTAAAGAACGTATAGAGATTTCATCAGAAAGAAACCTTCCTTTTTATAGTTCAATTCAGATGGAAAAGGACAGGCAGAAAAGGATTAATGCTATGATATTACTTGGCGGCTTTAAGCCTTGAAAATAAACGACAAATGATTTCAATCTTAAAAACAAAAGTCGAAAATGGCAAAACCAACAATATTTCAAAGACTAACTAACGTGTTCACCGGAAATGACACGCTTAGGCAAAACGATGACTATACCAATATATATGGCGTCAGTGGAGATACCGTATTGCTGAGGACAAAGAACGCCGATGAATTCAAACAAAAATCTCTTGAGATAAAACAAGACCAATATCTGGCTAAGCAATGGAGGCGTGCAGAATTTGACCTCAGTAATCGTTCATTAGCCGGCCTGAACGAAGTTAAAATGATGTATCGTGACGCAGACCTTATGGACACATTCCCAGAAATCGGAACTGCGCTGGATATATTTTCAGAAGAAGCGTGTGTAATAAAGAATGAAGGATTCATGGTCAATGTTTCGTCAAAATCCGAGAGGATTAAGGCGATATTGCAGGACTTGTTGGTAAATAGACTTACAATAAACACCACCCTTCCGATGATTTGCCGCGCTATGTGCAAATACGGAAATAATTTTATGCTGCTTAATATAAGCAAGGAGAACGGTATTACCGGTTGGAAACAGTTGCCTGTTTATGAAATTGAACGTTATGAAAATGGGATGGATAATCCGTATGCATCGTCTTTTGCACAAGTCAATCACAACGATTTAAGCAAGAATGACTCCACTAAATTCGTGTGGGTTGGTTCTAGCGAATACACGCCTTTCATGAATTGGCAAATCGCCCACTTTAGACTGCTTTACGATTCACTGTTTTTACCTTATGGCGTTTCAGCACTTCATAAAGCACGACGTCACTTCAGAATGCTTTCTATGATGGAAGACATGATGCTCATATATCGTCTTGAACGTTCTATCGAAAGACGTGTGTTCAAGATTAATGTAGGCGCAATCAACGCACAGGATGTGCCGGCATATGTACAAAGTGTTGCAGATGAATTCAAGAGAACGCCAATTGTTGACCCAAGAACAGGCCAACTAGACTTGAAGAAGAACTTGCTCAACGTTTCTGAGGACTATTTTATCCCGGTTAGAGATGATAATGCTCCAAGTCCAATTGATACACTTCAAGGCGCGCAGAATATGACCGCAATGGATGACATTAAATTTATTCAAAACAAAGTGTTTACCGCGTTGCGTGTTCCCAAATCATTCTTGAATTTTGAAGAGAGTCAAGGTGACGGAAAGAATCTTTCAATGATGGATGTAAGATTCACAAGAACCGTAAACAGGTTCCAGCAATCACTATTGATGGAACTTAATAAGATATGTATCATACACCTTTATTTACTTGGTTTTACTGATGATTTGACCAATTTCTCGTTAAAAATGAATAATCCGTCGTCTCAGGCAGAGATGATGGAATTAGAGAACCTTGCAAAGAAGGTGACAACCGCAAAAGATGCCATGACTGACGGTGGTAGCGGAATACCATTGTATTCGGCAACAAGGGCTTGGAGAGAAATAATGGGTTGGTCAGACAAGGAAATCAAAGAAAACCTCGAAGACCTTAGACTTGAACGTGCATTGGCGGCAGAACTTGAGAGGACACAAGAAATCATTAAAAGGACTAGATTGTTTGACCCTGTTGACAATATCTACGGAGAGCCAGGCGCTGAATATTCTGAAGGCGGTGGCGGAGAAGGTGGAGAAGAAGGCCCTGGCGGAGGAGGCTCAATGGGAGGAGGCTTCGGTGGCGGTGGCGAATTCGACTTCGGAGAAGAAGGTGGAGATGCAGACATGGGTGCTGAGGGTGAAATGGACATGGGCGCTGCTGCGAACGAGGACATTGGCGCACCGCCAGAAAGCGGTGGAACAATGGGTGAAAATTCAATTCGCCGCATGATGAAGAACATGATTACGGAGCAAAAAGTCCGTCAAAAAAAATTAATCGAAAAAAGTAGAAAGAGCGTTTATGAATCCGTATCAAAAAAATTTGGCGAAAAAAAGCCTCTTGATATGGACACAATACCAATTTTTCAAAAGAATTTTCTAATCAACGAGGAACTTGATGCAGTGTCAAAACAACTTGATGATTATCTGGCTAAAGAGAAATAACATAATATTTATATATAAACAAGGAATAAGATGGATGACAAATATACAGATAATTACCACAAAGGCTCTGTGCTTATGCAAAGCGCACTAAAGAAATACGCGAATGGCGATTATAAGGGCGGAGATAAAGACCGTAGGGAAGCAAACAAATACTATGATTCTGCTGAATTGGAGGTTAATCATGATATGATTAATAGAATGAATTCACTGTATGGCGAATCACTTAATTTTGGCGTGATTTATAAGGTTATTGAGGAAAATACAGATAATCTGTATACAGACGAAAAAAAACGTAAGTCATTTAAGCCGATAATTAAGTTACTTAGAGAAGATAAGGTTCTGAACACTCAATTCAAACTATATGACGCCCTTAGAAACCCAAAAGATGTGGAAAATGTTTCGACCTACGTCGATGAAGCGTTCAATCTTGCAAAATCATCGCTTAACGAAAAAAAGATAAAAGATAGTAATAAGAAACTGTTGGATGCAGTGCATAAAGCCAATTTATTTGAATATGTCGACATAAACGATGATGAAATGGACTTGTATGAAAATGTTGAATATGTCTTACTTAATAACGTCACATTCCAATCGCTTAACGACTATAGCGCTGCAAAAGCAAAGGTCAGGGGATATGTAACAGAACATAATGTGAGTGGAGAAAAAGCCACAGCATCGGTTCCTGGTTACATTGACAAATGCGTTTCCGTTACAGAAAAATACTCAAGAGGACTTACAGATGATGAATATAAACTTATAAGCGAAATCTATGAATCATTAGACAAGAAGTCACTTTTTGAAAAAAAGAAATACGAAGCGATTAACACATTACATGAATATGTAAAAACATCCACAGACGCGGACAAAGAAGAGGTCGCAATGATTATTGAAAAACTTAACGCAAAAGAATTCAACGAAAAGACGTTACTATCAGATATCGCTGAACTAGTGGAAATTACACAAATTATAAACGATTAATGCAAAATAACAAATGGGCGAGTCTTAATGATTCGCCCAATTTTGTATATTTCTCGCAATTAGCAGTAGTTAATATTCCGCGCCATCTTCTTCACTTTTGTTTAGTTCATCAATGGATTTCAACCAGTGATAAAGGGTGCATCTGTCAATTTTACCGATAATCGCTTCAAACATATACTCAACACCTAACCTATTGACCAAGTCATCTAAGTAGTCGTAAACTTCGTCGCTGTTGAAATTCTCATACTGCTCCCTCAGTATTCTCATTACTGAGTTATTCACAATTTTATGTAGGTCTGATTCATTGATTTTAATACTACGTTTCATATTTTTTAATTAGTTTTTTATATAAATATTCCGTATGTTTTAAGTTTTTTTAACATATTAACAAAAATAATAGTACCTTTGCAAAAAGATTAAACATTCGAATGGAGAAAAAACAACGTGCTAGATATTTTCCCGTATCAACTACCGATTGGATGAAAACAAAATACGGGGCGTTAGACAAGGATAATCCTGACGTGATTTTTATACGTGCTCGTACACGTGTGAAGTCCGACCATACGAAGCAGTCATATAGGAAAGAAGTAAGGACTATAAATAACGCGTTTATAAGAGCCGTTTCATCGTCGGTTAACATGCTAAACGAGATTTTCTACCCGTCCCACCTCGCTGTCATTGAACTAAGTGATATCGGCCTTGCCACAAATAAGACGAGTGTTTTGAAATACGACATATTCTTGAAACCAAAAGAGAAAAAGAACTTATCTGAATATGCGACTGAAATTACAGCATTAACATCCGCAGTCAACGCAGTTATTAAGGATTTTTTAGATTTGTGCCATATTATGCTTGCAAATAAATGATTTTGCACGTTTTTAACCGATTTATTCGCTATTTATATAGAAACGGTTAAAGCATATTATGTTTACACGAGATAATTTAGAACAACTAACGGAAATAAAGGCTGGCCAAACCGGTACAGGACTGTTGATTGAAAACGATGGCCATATTGTCGGCCAATCGGATACAATTATGCAGATTAAGGAAGATATCACACACTGTGATAAATTTGTCATCCCAGATGACTTCGTCGTGTCTGCCGTATTCCAAAAATTCGGAATTAAAAATGCAAACGGACGAATATACCCAGAAAACATTCTTAAGCGTGAGGTTCAAAAGTACCTTGACAATCAGGTGAAGAACAGGTGTGCAGTAGGTGCTTTGGACCACCCATCATCTTCATCGCTATCAGGCCACGACGTGACGCATAACATTCTTGACTTGCGTTGGGAAGGCAGAACTTTGGTTGGCGAAATGAAACTACACCTTTCACCCGGATTCAAACGTTATGGCGTTTGTTCAACAAGTGGTGACCTTGTTGCGTCGATGCTACTCGATGGAATTAGGGTTGGGGTTTCTTCACGCGCAGTTGGTAGTGTCGAACAAAGGCTTGGCGTCCTTTATGTCGGTGATGACCTAGAACTGATTGGTTGGGATGTCGTTATGGAGCCGAGTACGCCAAATGCGTGGATTTCAACAAATGCAGGGGAACTATCACAATTCATAGAATCTGATGGGACAAAAACCGGTCACCAAATAAACGAAAAACTTTCAAAAATAAATAAAATATTAATAGGGTAAAATATGAAAAAAACGATTAGACTAACTGAATCGGATTTACACAATATTGTCCGCAGATGTGTAAATGAAGTGATACAAGAAGGACAAGGGTGGGACGCCGTTAAAAACATCTGGGGAAACCGTAAAGATTGGATTGATGACGATGAAACCTATGATGATACTAATGATTTTAACCAAAAACTCAGCAATTGGGTTAATACCGGAGACTATGAAACCCCAAAAGGCGACGAAAAAATGATATCATATAGGGAAGATGACCCGACAAGGGGCTATAGCAATGTAGGACATGATGACGCACGTGGATTGAAAAAAACAAATCAATCATTACGCGGAAGGATTGGACGTAGTGCCGCAGGCGCAGCCATAAAGGGAATGTATAATTACGGAAAAATGAGAAATGCAATTAGGAATGGTTTTAACCATGCCAAAAAAAATGCTTGGCAATCATAGTACCAAACACACTAACCCAAAAATTACCGCAGCCCAAAATGTTGCGGTTTTTTATTGCAATTCACATAAAATAGAATTTTTTGGCAATGATGTATCTGTAGATAACCCATTGTCATTTTTGATTAATTTCATACCGGCAAGGGTTATGTTCGGCTTGTTGATGTGTTCGGTTTTTCGGAACATCTAAAATTACCGAACAGACAAGTCTTTAGGATTTTTGTGAGTCATTACACAACAACGGTGTTTCCGAAAAACTCATGCAGCGTATAATTGAACTTTGCGAATTGTTTCATTGGAATACTCATATTAGCGTTCCCTTACATTTTCCTCGACTTCAGCCATAAAATGAGCAAATATCTATATCATTACCAAAAATTATGCCAAAAATTTTACGTTAAAAATCATTAAATCAAAAAATAAACTATTTATTAGTGCGAATTTTAAGAAAATGCATATATTTATATTAAAAATAAACCATTTAAAGATATCATAATTAAAATGGCAGTTAATAAACAAATCAGAAGCGAGTATATCAAAAATCTCATGGAAGATAAAGATGAGCTGAACAAGTCGTTTGTGGAGACCACAAAGGAGACGCTTAAGGAAATCGTCGATGAGGCGGTTAACAAGAATCTCCGTTCACTTATCTCTGAGGCCGATGAAGATGATTTTGAAGAGGAAGAGGTTGATTCAAAGGATTTGACCCCAACTGACGATGAACTCAAGGGAGACGAGGGAAGCGCAGATGATTCTGCGGATGACTCAGAGCCTGATGTAGCCGGTGGTGATGACGAGTTTTCAGAGCCTGATGTAGCAGGCGAAGATGGCGAGTATTCAGAACCCGACACCGCAGGTGACGACGACGAGGTATGGAG